GGGCTATTTTGTCTTCAACGAGCCAAGCGGTCAGCGGATTTGGGTCACTTCGTTGCTTGAAGGCACTCAGATTGACCCGCTGGACTTTGCCAGCGCGGAGGGGTCGCCCGACGGGCTGGTGGCGATCAACATCAACAACCGCGAAGCGTGGCTGTTTGGGGCTGATTCGGTTGAAGTCTGGTACGACGCAGGACTAGCCGACTTTCCACTCACGCGCATCCAAGGCGCGTTTTCTGAGGTTGGTTGCGTTGCCCCGTACTCTGTTGCCAAGCTGGACAACTCTTTGTGGTGGCTGGGCACCGACGCTCGCGGCCAAGGCATCGTCTACCGCACCGCTGGCTACAACGCGCAGCGCGTCAGCACGCACGCGATTGAGTACGCCATCGCGCAGTACGCCGACATCTCCACGGCTGTGGCCTACACCTACCAGCAGGAAGGCCACGCCTTCTATGTGCTGAGTTTTGCGGAAGCCACTTGGGTGTTTGATGTGGCGACAAGCGCATGGCACGAGCGTGCTGGGTTTGCTGATGGCGAGTTTACCCGGCACCGTGCCAACACTCAATGCAACTTTGGCGGCACGACAGTTGTTGGCGACTACCAAAACGGCAACATCTACGCGCTTGATCTTGACACCTACGCCGACAACGGACAAATTCAGAAGTGGTTGCGGTCTTGGCGGGCAATCCCTACCGGACAGAACGACCTCAAGCGCACCGCGCATCATGCGTTGCAATTGGATTGCGAGTCTGGCGTTGGGCTGAATTATCTTGACCCTATCGGGCCGACTGAGGTTGAGAACCTGTACGACTTGCTGTTGCTGGAAGACGGCGGTGAATTGCTGACCGAAGACGGTTTTGGCATCCTGCTCAACGAGACTGTGTGGACTATGATGAAGCCACGGGTCATGCTGCGGTGGTCAGACGACGGCGGGCACACTTGGAGCAACGAGCATTGGTCTGACATGGGCGAGATCGGTCAGTTTAGCCACCGTGTGTTCTGGCGGCGTCTGGGCATGACGCTCAAGCTGCGAGATCGGGTGTACGAAGTCTCCGGCACAGACCCCGTGAAGGTCGCTATCATGGGCGCAGAACTTCAAGTCAGCGGCACCAATGCCTAGCAACCTTACTCAGATTCCTGCACCTCGGGTGCCGGTGATTGACGCCAATACGGGGTTGATGTCTCGGGAGTGGTATCGGTTTTTTATCAACTTGTTTGATTTGACAGGTGAGGGGTCAAACACCACTTCGCTGACCGACTTGCAGGTTGGGCCACCGTTGCCTACAGATGGTGGTTCGGACGCACCATTTTTTGATCCTCGAATTGATTTGGCTCAATTGCAATCGGACGTTGACGGGTTGAAACTGGCTCCGCGTGCGGTGGAAATTCACCCGATTCCTTACGGGTCATTTTTTGACACCAGTGACCAAACTGGATCAGTTACGGTTCCAACGCCAGTGACGTTTAACAGCACGGACGTTTCAAGAGGGGTGTACTTGGGTGCCACTACCTCGCGTATGTACGTTACCGAGGCGGGCGTGTACAGCGTTCAGTTTAGCGTGCAAGTGGAAAACACTATTGCTACTGAGGGCGACGTAAACATCTGGCTTCGGATTAACGGAGCAGATGTAATTGGGTCAAACGGTTTTGTTTGGGTTCCAGCCAAACACGCTGGCGCTGATGGGCACATCATTTCTGGGTGGAATTTCTTTCTTACCTTGTCGGCTAACGATTATGTAGAATTGGTTTGGTTGCCAAGCGCCGCTACGATGACCTTGCAGTCATACCCCGCCGTTGTTGGCCCGCCAGCGGTGCCGTCTACATATTCAGCCGTTTTGACGGCGTTTAAAGTCAACATTACATCGGGTTAAATATGACTGCAGCACTTACACCAGTTCCCAAGATTCAATTCTTCGCTGACGACGGCACGCCGCTGGTTGGTGGCAAGCTGTACAGCTACGCTGCGGGCACTACGACCCCGCTGGCGACGTACACCACTTACGCTGGTACGGTAGCCAACACCAACCCGGTCATCTTGGACTCGCGTGGCGAGGCTAACGTGTGGCTGGGCGCAAGCGTCTACAAGCTTGCTTTGTACGATTCTGACAACGCGCTGATCTGGACTGTAGACAATGTTTCTTCTGTAAGTGACGGCATTTTTAGCGGCCCAGTATCCGGCACCACAGGCACGTTTAGCGGCGCTCTTACTGCTGCGTCAGGCACGTTCTCCGGCAACGTGCAAATGGCGAGCCAGAACGGCTCCTGCCTTGCAGGTCTTCGTAATCGTGTGATTAACGGCAATTTCTACAATGACCAGCGCAACGCTGGCGCATCACAGACCATCACCGCAGCCGCAGCACTAGCCTACACGGTAGACCGTTTTTACGCCTATTGCACAGGCGCAAACGTCACCGGCCAGCGCGTGGCAGGCACAGCGCCCAACGCTTTCTTGTATCGCTTTACGGGCGCAACATCGGTCACCAAGATTGCTTTTGCCCAACGCATTGAGAACCTCAACTGCCAAGACCTTGCGGGCAGCACCGCAACGCTGTCGGTTGACTTGTCGAACAGCGCGCTGACTACCGTTACTTGGACAGCATCGTATGCCAACACCGCAAACACGTTTGGCACGCTTGCAAGCCCAACGGTCACGGCTATTGCAACAGGCACGTTTACTGTTAATTCAACCTTGACCCGATACAGCGTAAACATAGCCATTCCAGCAGCAGCAACAACAGGAATTCAAATTGAATTGAGTGTTGCCGCGCAAACATCTGGAACGTGGGACATTGGAAATGTTCAGTTGGAATTTGGTACTACTGCCACGCCATTTGAACAAATTCCAATCGGTTTGAATTTGCAATTGTGCCAAAATTATGCACAGCCAATCCCGTTGGCTCGATACGGTGGCTATGTGGGCGCAACCCAAAATGTAATCACAAAACTTTACTACCCAACAATGCGAGCAACGCCAGCATTAACTGATCAAACATTTTCCCAGACAAACGCAACAGGCGCAGCGGTTTCAGGATTAAGTCTTAATGCTGCAACTTTTAGCGCAAACGCAACTGCTGCCGGTTCTTTTGATATTCAAATGCTTACTGGTTTTCTTTCAAGCGAGCTGTAAACCATGTACAAATTAACCCAGTTTCCAGAAATACAACGCATGGTTGATGGCGCGTTTATTCCGCCTGACCCCGCCAACACCGACTATCAGCAATACCTCGAATGGATCGCTGCAGGCAACACGCCTGACCCTTATGTGCCCCCACCGACGCCCATCCCTGCGACGGTGACGCGCTTCCAAGCCCTTGCCGTCCTTGCGGCTGGCGGGTATCTGGACACCGTTCGCACCTACATCAACACTCTTGACCCAAACAACGTTCAGAGGTTGGCATGGGAAAATGCGACGGATTGGGAGCGCACCAGCCCGACGCTGAACGCGCTTGCCGCCATGCTTGGCTTGACTGATACTGAAGTTGATGATCTGTTTGTGGCGGCTGCACAGGTAAGCGCGTGACATTTATGCTTGAACACCTCCTCATCAGCCTCTGCTTGCAAGCAGCCATCGGCCTAGTCACCGGCAACTGGTGGGCTGGCGCTGCAGTCTGCGCAGCACTCTGGATCGGGCGTGAGCAGGCCCAGGCTGAGTACCGCTGGATTGCCGAGTTTGGTGACGGCCAGCGCGAGAACTTGCGCTGGTGGAACGCACTAGACCCAAAAGTCTGGAACACGCATAATTTCTTCTGGAACCTCGCGCTGCCGATTGTGGCGGTGACGATTATTGGAGTGCTGGCATGACTGTCACAGCAAAAGTTCTGATTCCCGCCAAGACCGCCGAGGCCACGCAGACGACGCAGTACACCGCGACGAACGTGACGACAATCATCGACAAGCTGACCGCGACGAACTACAGCGCCAGCGCCGCGACGATCAGCGTGAACTTGGTAACGGCAGCGGGATCGGCTGGTGATAGCAACCTGATCACCAAACTCAAGACGTTGCAACCGTCTGAGGTCTATACGTTCCCTGAGATCGTCGGCCAGGTGCTGTCGCCATCGGCGTTCATCTCGACCATCGCTGGCACGGCCAGCGCGATCAACATCAGGGCGTCAGGGCGTGAGGTGACATGAGTACAATTCTTGTAGACGACCGCGAAGCCGCGCTTCGTGTCGGCTACGAGGCAACCGATTGGAATCAGCCTATTTCATTTGAAAGTTACACCAAGTCTTTGGATCAATGGACAATCAAGGCTATTGTTCGTGATGGTGAATGTATCGGGGCTTGGTTTAAGAAAAACGATGAAGTACACGTTTCAGTCCTTCCAAAATGGCGCGGAATTTGGCTGACTAAAAAACTGCTGCAAACAATTTTGGATGGGCGTAAAGTGACAACGCAAGTTTCGCAAGGTCATGACTACATGAACGGTATTCTTTTCCGTCTAGGGTTCAAGCAAGACCGCAACGGAACACTAGTTAAGGAGAACTCAGATGGGCATTGAATCAGCAATAGCTGGCGCAGCCGTAGGCTCGGCGCTTATTGGCGGGGTGGCGGCGAACAAAGCCGCCAAAAAACAGTCAAAAGCCGCAGGCAAAGCGGCTGATTTATCGCAAGCGCAATACGAGCAGACCCGCGAAGACCAGTTGCCGTTTTTGGAGGCTGGTTACGGGGCGACTAATCGTCTGAATGAGTTGCTAGGGATAACTGACAAATCGTTTGCCAACTTCAACGCAGGCGCGTACCTCAACGCCAACCCAGACGCAAAGGCGTATGTGGACAGCAAAATGCTGCCTTTTGCCAATCTGCCAAGCCAACTGGCACAGCGTGGCAAAAACGCAGAACAACTGGCTTACGAGCATTTTGTGGCTGATGGCTCGCGCCGCACAGGCGATTCCTTTAGAAATACGTCTTCTCCTGACTTTGGAAGGTACGCCCGCGACTTTTCAATGAAAGATTTTCAGACTGATCCAGGCTATGCGTTTCGGATGAGCGAAGGAATGAAGGCGCTAGACCGCCAAGCAGCAGCGCGGGGCGGGCTGATCTCTGGCGGGGCGCTGAAGGCCGCGCAGCGGTACGGGCAGGATTTGGGATCGCAGGAGTACCAGAACGCCTTTAACCGCTACCAAGTGAACCGCGCCGCCCAACTGAACCCATTGCAGTCTATGGCAGGCCAAGGTCAAACTTCTGCTGCACAATTGGGCCAAGCAGGACAAAACTACGCTGGCCAAGCAGGCGCTGCTTACGGCGCGGCGGGTCAAGCACAAGCCTCTGGCTACATGGGCGCGGCGAACGCTATTTCCGGTGGTTTGGGGCAGTACTTGAACTACCAAAGCAACAACAATCTGTTGGCTGCGATAAAGAACCGCCCAACCGGAGGGTAAGTCATGCCACTCGTTGACCCAAACATCGCTATGAGCTACCGAGGCATCGAGCTGCCCAACCAGTTGGCGCAGTACGGCCAAGTGCAGCAGATTCAAGCCGCGCAGAACCAGAACAGGCTAGCGGACGCGCAGATGGCTGAGTACGAACGAGGGCGAACGCAAAAAGAGGGGTTGAGTAATTTTCTTACCGGCGCCGATTTGGCTAGCCCAACCACCCGTCAAAGGCTGCTTGGATACGGCGAATCCGGTCGTCAAGTGTACGAATCATTGCTCAAAGGCGAAAAAGACGCGCGTGAGGCGCAAAAAGCAGAAGCTGATATTGCGGCTACTCGCATGAAGGAAGCGCGTGATTTGCTACCTTCAGTAACTTCGCCCGAGATGTATCAAAATTGGCGACAATATACCCTGAAAAATTTGCCGGGGCTTGCTAATGTTATACCTGAACAGTATTCTCCGGCTACGGTCGCGAACTTAATGCTAGAGGCCGACAAGGCGCTGGAACAAAATTTTGTATCGCAGAACCTTGGAACTAGTACTCGTGTGGTTGCCATGAACAAATATGGGCCGGGTGTTGCCCGCGTTGTGCAGGGTACGGAGGCCAGCATAGGAATGGCCCCCGGTGAAGCCGAGCGCCTCAGAAACGAAGGTTTGCGTATAGGACTTGAAGGCCGTCGTATTGCCGTTGACGAGGAAAAACAACGCCGCGATGCTGACCCTGAATTTCAGCAACGCATGGCTAATGCAAAAGCATTGGGTGAAGCCGTTGCTAAGGGCGATGTGGCCGCGCAACAAGCGCTACCTAAAATTATTAACCGCGCGGAAGAAGGCTTGCGCCTTATTGACGAATTGGTTGGTAAACCAGAAGTGCGCGATAAAAGCGGCAAAGTTATTCAACCCGCTACACAACCGCTACCCGGTTTTGAAACGGCTGTTGGATTTACTTGGCTCCCCGGCGCGCGCTTTGTCCCCGGCACTAACGCCGCCAACTTTATGGCGCGGTATGAACAACTTAAAGGCGCTTCTTTTCTTGAAGCCTTTGAATCTCTTAAAGGCGGCGGCGCTATTACTGAGACAGAAGGTACAAAAGCTACTAGCGC